CGATGAAGAAATGTTACAGGCTGCGAAGCAGCGGCGCACCCCCGTAGGCGCGGAAAAAACGCGCGTGTAGGCACCCAGGGGCGCGCGCGAGCCGCACGCTCAGGATTTTCAGGGGGGCCAAGGGGGTTTTTCCCGTACACAGTCGTTAAAACGGGTTTAGAAAATTATGTCAAAATTAAAGGGGCCAATATTCCCTTAGTTCTCCTTGAGATATCGCCGTTCGAGCCCTTTCATACGTGTTATAGAACTCACAGTGGCCCTTATAACAGCCTAGGAAGTGCTCAAACGTGCTTTTACCCCCTTCTATATCATAAGAGTGAATGGTGGCCCCCAGGGGGCTTGTGTGTAGCAGCTGTGGCTTTCTCATACTTCTTTAGAATCTTTTGTGCTTTTTCTCTTGTTAAGCATTTCTCAGCCTTTTTATTTAGCTTTAAAAGCTTATTCTTCTTCAACTAATACTCCATAAGGTTTTCGTTAACGCTGAAGCTAGTTCTCTATAGCTACTAGCGACATATACCTGTCCTAGGACCACAGCTAAGGTAGCTGAGCCCCAGAATATGTAATACCAGCGTTGTTTAATCTGTCGTGGTGGGTTGGTTTGTGTGGTCATCGGTTAAAAGAATGGGTTCATTCCATGCTGTTGCATAATACGTACATTTTCTATTGCTCTTTCACTTCTAGCTCTCTTTTGTTCTTCTGTCTCTCTAGGATCTGTTTGTTGATGAAGTACAGCTGGTATATTACCTATACCTGTAGGCTCAAGTCCAACTACATCAGCTCCAATCTGCCTATTAAGGAAATCCAAAGCTTGTTGTTTAGTAGCACCTGATTCAAATACATGATCATCAGGTAATTGCTGTGTACCCCATTTATCTAACTGTGTGACACCTAATGATAAGGCATCAAAGGCATAAGTAGCTGGGATAACATCAGGAATAGCTGCAAGTGATTTTAAAGGATTAGAAACTACACCTGCTGTAGCTGTGGCTGTAGCTGCTATAGCTCTTTTTAGAAATTTAGATCTTCTAGTAGCTAAACCGGCATTCTTCTTAGTATACTTTACCCAATCTTGTTCTGTAAGTGGGCCTTGTACTAAATAAGTTGTTCTTTTAGGTATAATACCTTCAATATTTGTTTTAGCACCTTTAACTAAGTTATCATTAGCATCTAATATTTGAAGATTATCCCAAACATGATAACCAGTTCCAGATATAGGATCTATATGATCTACATGATATCCATGCTTTTGAGCATACTTATAAGCTTCATATACTGCATCCCATTCCCAAGGACTCATTTGCAGGGTTTTTCCTTTTGTCAGTGCTCTTCTGATACCTGACTTAAAGTTATCATAAGCAAGACCTTTAGTTTTTAACCTACCTTCTATTCCTCCTTCTCCTGTACCTTCTACTTTCCACCAGTTCTCTCTAGGTACACCCCATTGTTCACCATATGAGTTCTTTATCTTCTGATTTGGTGAAAGTCTTTTACGTTTTCTCCAATCTTCTTTACTTAAAGCCTCTATATATTCACTAGGAGCTCCAGAGGTAGGAGGTCTAGTCACATCTGATCCTAGTGTATCTGCTTGGTATAATAAACTTCCATCAGGAAGTCTTCTCACACCTTCTTTATCTCCCCACCATCTAAAATATAGATCATCTTTTCTAGCTCCAGAAGCACCTTTACCAAACTCAGTGCCTTTCATATTCTGACCCTGTATAGCCTGGCCTTTGAGCCTATAATTAGCACCTTCAGGTAGGACATTATCCATAAGATGCGTTACATACTCTTTAGTTACTCTAGTACTAGAAGGTAAACCATCTGGCCAACGTTTTTGAGCCCACTTTAGTATCTCTGGATTATCTTTGGTGATATCTCTAACACCTACGTCTAATGACCAAACACCTCCAGGATATATTTTATCTTCCCATGATAATTGAATGTTATTAGCAATTGTAACAAACCTTTCCGATGGATGTCTTCCATGAACGACTATTGAAGCCATTTCATTTACAAGGTTCTTTCTAAGCGTGTCAATTCTCATTTTGTTCTACTGTTGTTCTATCGTGGTTTATGTATAGGTATATACCGTATGATACTGGTCCTGCTATCCTTAGAAGGAGTAATACGGCTAATAGGTGCTTAAACATTAGTAATGAGGTAGTTAATATAGAATCAAGGCTCGCTACGCTCGCAAACTTGATAAGAAGAGGAAGATGTTTGACGTCTTCCTCCTTTTGACCGCTGTTTCCACACACGAGGAGCACCACTTCCCCGTGTTTTACTGTCGCCTTAAGGTCATCTTGTCGAAACCCAAGTAGGCAACGGCTTTCCTTTAGCTTTACCTCTAGCCTCTTGTTTTTGTTGTCTACTCATTCCTAGGATCATATGATTAACCTCTGATTCAGGGTCTTCAAGCCAAGCTTGCATATGATCTGACCATTCTTCTGCCTTTCTCAGGGCAATTTCACGGTTGGCGGAGAGACTGAGGGCATCTGTGTACCATTTAACTCCTTGGGCAAGGGCATCGATTCTATCATCGTGTTTAACAGCGCCTTTTTCCCTGCACATTCTAGACATTTGATAAAAGAGCATGTACTGCAGTCTAGACTCAGGAGCCGCGTCGCTATTCGAGTTGTAATCCCAGGTAATAACCTTGGGGTCAACAACCAACCTGTGCTGATTAAGGACAGGCTCAAGAGCGTCAATAATCCTATCTTCTTTCCTGACATTAGCTCTAGTTTCCTCTATGTTAATTGTTGTCTTAGTTTGTTGGCAGTGCTTTTTAAATAGTTCAGAAACAATACCGTCACCAAAATTACTCTCAATAAGAAGGGTAGACGCTTTATATTTACGACAACCTTTGAGTATTTCGAGTAATGTGGAGTCACTATATCCATCTCTAAAGGCTTTCACCTCATGAAGGTACATTATGCCATTTAATTGGCTTAAATAACAGGCAACTGTTTCATCGGTACCTCTACCGGAGGGATCGACGGAGCAGATGGTTTCGGAATACTCTTTCCACTGTCCTTGGAATTGCATAGGACTGTAGAAATAATCAGCAGGCAACCCAACGGCAGGAAGATCTTTAATAATGTTTTCAGGACTTGAACACCATATAATGTTTTCGGGTGCATTTTCAGGGTTTATAGGGGTAACAATCAGGTCAGCAAACTTTAAGGGGAACTTTTCTGCGTCAGATAGACTAGTATCTAGCATAAACTGCAGCATAAAGTTCGATCTACCCATAGATGACTCCCGTTCTAGGAGGTCATTCTCTCTAAAACGGTCATCTGTAGGCTTCCAAGTAAGGTCTTTACCTGTATCAAGGTCTTCAACTAACTGGGGTGCGAGTAAACCATCATACATAGCCACCTTTCTAGGATATCTAGCTGGCCATACAAACGGTTTATAGGAACGCTCCCTAAGTTTGTTATAGACGGTGAAAGTAGTTTGAGGAGTTCCAAGGAACATAATGCGAGAATCACGCTTAGGAGTAAGGATAGACTCACATTCAGTAACCAATTGAAGAAGTTTTTCACGTTGCATCTCCGTCATAGAGTTATTTGGCACCTCCACGTCGTCTAAAACCATTAAATCGGCACGAGATCCGGTTAATTGTCCCGTAATACCGACTGATTTAACGCTAGGTGCTTGGTGAGGAGCTGCTGGACCTACATCAAAGGAAATCCTAGACCATCTTTGGTCATCATTCTTTGGTTTAAGATGACTTAACCACGGTACTTCAAGGATAAGTCTTTGGCAGAAGATCGAGAAAGCATCCGCTCTATCCTTAGAAGCGGATACAACCATAATCTTTTTATTTGGATCATTAAATAACGTCCAAAGAACGAATGCAGCAGTAATCCAAGATTTACCAACGCCACGGAATGCTTGGATTTGTAGTCTTTTGGGTCCATTCTGTAAGTAGTCTGCGATACAAAGTTGTGCTCTAGTAGGGGTAGGCAGACTTAAATGCGTCCATACAGCAGTTAAGAAGTACCTAAAATCCCCTTGTAACTGTTCTTCAATTGTTTTAACAGGGGTCATCAACTTTACTCCAGTCATCTCCGACTGATGAAGGTTTTACTCCATTCAACCATTGTTGTACTGACAAGAAAGCTCCTCCATCTGGAGCTGCCTTGGCACTATGTGAAGAGTCAGGTAAAACTCTAATTGTATTATACCATTCAAAAGGTAAGTTACTATTTTCATGTCCTTTCATACACCAGTATAAAGGAAGAATAGTTTCTCCATGTAGATTGAACTCCATTCCACGTAGAGCCACTTCATAAGAGTCTACATTAGGGTGCTTGTGAGGTGGTATAAATAAGTTGGGACTTGCTATAAATAACTGGACCTGGAAAGGTTCATCTCTATAAATAGTTACAGCAGAGACTCCATGTTGAATACCAGAAGGTTCATCTTTTAATTCTCCACGAGCATCTGTTCCAGCAGGTCCAGTGAAGTGTATAGAATTTTCTAAAGGTGTATATAGCTTTTGAGGATTTTCAAGATACCACTGTAGAAATTCAGTTAGGTGATCATTGAACTCTCTTCCAGTTCCATCAATCATTTTTTATCTCGGTTACGGGCGCGGTTTTTCGACGGGTTTTCTTTGACGAAGCCGCCACTTTTGGTTCGGGACATGTCTGGTCCCCCTTTTCCGTAGATGCCAGCTTTTCTTCTGGCTTTGTTGTGTTCTGCTCTTGATTTTTTGTTAATCGCGAGCTTGTTACGTCTTCTCTGCGCAGCGTTCTTGCGTTTCCGAGAGGCGTCATTTTTACGATAGTTGGCCGCACTTCTTTTTAGTTGGTCGCGTGGGAGTTTTTTAGGAGCCATATTTCACCGCCTTTTGAACTGCATCAAAATCCACAGTAGGCATGATGCTTGCTAGTTTACCAAGGGCAGTATTTTCTAAGGCTATACCAGTTATGTCATTTTTAGAGAGCCAATCACTAGCAGCTTTAAGGTCTGCAGTGGTGGCTTCTCCTGACTCAATTCTGGCTAGAAACTCATTGGTCACAAGATTATGGAGCTTATTAAAAGTATCCTCACTTGCTCTCTTTGATTTAGCCATAGTATTCTTTGTTATTTAATTCCAGGGAATAGTGCCTGTTTAATCACGGCTACAGCTTGGTCATCCAGTGTGTTCTCTGTGGAGGATACCAAACCTTCTAAAAGATCAACAATTAATTGCTTAACCGCAGTAGACTTGATGAATGCAAATAGAATTGGCTTAATTAGTACGATCATTTTTTAAATGGGTTGAGTTTTTGATACCACTTCTTAGGAGGTGGTGGGTTTTTCTTTGCTAGTGCAGCAGCAACTTCTTTCTTGAAAGCTGCTATAGGTATGACATCTTGGCACATATGATAGACTCTTGTAAGAGGTCTTAGCATAAAACCTTTCTGTTGTAATTCTGCACATTTTAGAACTCTAACTAGTTCATAGTCGAGTTCCATCTTTGCTTGCTGTCTAGCTCCAATAGCTTTACAACGTTCAATTAATGAACCATCTAAGGGTACCATGAAGTTAATCTGTGCACCCCAGTTCTCAGCTACAGTGTAGCTTTGCTGGTCCATTGCATCGTCAAATGGAGTGGTATGATTGCCCATATAAAATGGGCTAAAGGTCATTGTGGC